GTAACTGTTGGCGAAACTGTTGCGCTACTAGCTAAATTTCCATTCGTTAATCCTCCAGATGACCAAGAAATACTACTAGCATCGCCAGTGGTTGACCAATTTAATGTAGTAGATTCCCCAACTGCAATTTGTGTTCTAGTAGCACTTAAACTAATCCTAGGAATAATCAAAAGATATAAATCAATCAACCCACTTGCACCATCAAATGCAGTATTCCCTCCTCTAGATCCACCACCCCCAACTGTAGCAGTATGCGTAGTTCCTGGTGAATATGTCCCCCCAGATCCCAATAACATTTCTCTAGTAAGAGTAGTTTCTAGGGCTCCACCACCACCACCTCCTCTCCCACGCGCTCCTACCTTCAATCCTGTAGCAGTAAAACTAAAACATCTAATGTAAGTATTTTTACAAGCTCCCGTAGTAAACCATATTTGAAATCCATTTGCACTTTTAGCACCAATTCCATCCAAAGAATATGGAGCACCAGCTGTTCCACCCGCAGCTGCTTGCTGACATACTCCAAATACACTTACACTATAACTAGAATCAACAAAAGGAACATTAAAATAAACTCCATAATTTTTTCCACTAGGAGGTAATCCACATGGAGTTCCGTCAGGAGATCCAGTGTTATTAATTGAAACTGTCAAATCAGGGCTATTGCTAGTAAAAAGAGTAACATTAGTCTCATTATTAAATTCATGATATACATTAGATGTATAGCTAACTTGCCCTGGTGTACCGTTTCCTCCATTTTTTGTAACCCCCGCAATATTTCCACCAGTTCCACCTGTGCTAATTCCACCACTAGAACCAGAAACTGTAGAAATAGTAGCTCCTAAATTAGACCAATTGTAAGTAAATGAAGTTCCTCCCCCATTTCCACCAGAATTTTTACCACCAATTCCACCCCCAGTTCCCCCACCAGCAATTAATCCAAGAAAAGACGAAGATCCACCAGAAGTTCCAGCAGTGGATGTTAGTGCAACATTATTATTAATAAATTCTCCACCACCTCCTGCTCCATAGATGCGTATACGCATACTATAAACATCTTGTGGTATAGTATAATTTTGAGTGTTGGTGATAGATGCTAACTGTGGCATTAGAACTTAATTAAATATTCAATTAGAATAAAAGGAGTTACAACCTGATCTAATTTATCTTGATTTTGAATATCAATATCAACATATGAAACTACATTATCTAGTGGAGCGTTAAATTGAGAATAAGAATAAGTAAATGGATTAGGATTATATGTTGTTGGTCGTATTATACCATGACTATGTGTTGATGGAGATGAAGTATTTGTCTGAGTTTCTCCAAACACATTACCAGATCCACTATTTCCACTTAAGTTACCACCATCTTTACCACCTGTTGATCTGTTTGGGAGAATAACTTTAGATCCTAAATCTGGAAGTTGAAATTGACCCAAATCTCCTGTCGTGGGATCAGCATTTCTTAATTGAGTTCCATCTTTTTTAAATCTACAATCGTCACCAACACCAAGAATTTGAGCCAAAGCATAAAAATCTCTAACACTCTTTACCGTGCCATCACATTTTAAATAACCAGCTGGTAAATTATTTTTAAATACTGCAGAAGTAGGGTCATTGTTAACTCCAACTCCAGGAGTTGAATGCATAATAATAGCACCACAATACCCACCAAATCTAGATTTTTCTCTTGCGTAATTAGCGTATCTAACTGCCATTTTTTTATCCTAGTATGCTCTGATGATATAAATGCAATTTAATCCTGGTTGCGAAGTATTAAAATTAACTTGCAATACCGATCTATTTTGAGTATTATCTAATGTAGTAGTTACTGGTATGTTTGCACTAGCCGTCAAAGAACTTTGTGGTCTAAGATTTCCAGTATCAAAAGTTACATCTATTTCGTCATGATTATGTGGTTCTATAACTGGATTAAATCCAATTGCTCCTGAGTTTTGATTGAAATCATATGCTGGATGACTATTTAATGTTCCATAATTTGTAGATGTTCCAAGATCAGCATAATAATTTGTATACCCACTAGGAACAGTAACAGTTCCTCCACCTATACCATAAGAAACAGTTCTGCCAGAAGTTAATCTTGCATCTTGCAATGCACCAGAAATAGGAGTTCTACGAACAGATTGAGGAAATAAGTTTATGGGAGGATTTTCAGACCAAACAGCAGCAACAGTTCTTCCTGCCTGACCACTACCAAAACCACTTCTGCTTTCTATATCCGACCACGTATCACCTCTCGTCATTTGAAAGTTCAAACCATAAACATCACCCTGAGGTCCTGGTTCAACGTCTTGAATACCAAGACCAAATTTGAATTCCATATTATCCCAAGGAATTACCCCATCACCAGGAGATGAATCTGGAGTTCTAGATATGGTGTCGTAACTACCAGAATGTCTATGACCCCTAAGATGATTTCTACCTAATTTTCTTGGAGCAATATAAACTGTTCTAGAAGCCTCACCTCTTTGAATACTAGATCCTCTGATCCTACCACCATATCCACTTCTATCATTTAATGTAAAAATAACATCAGTATAGACATCATTAAAAATAACTGGAATAGAATTATCAGAGTTAGTTCCAATATACGGAGAAATAATAGTTCTTGCCTCTGTATTTGTATCCGCTGCTCTTCCAGTGCCACCACTTGCTCTACTAGCAAAATATGATTCTTCCAAATCCATCAATGCTTTTCCATTTAAACTAGGAAGAACTATACTTCCACTATAATTAGGAAAAGACCCACCAAGATCTGAAGTTCCTGCATTATAGGTATCACCTATTGCCTGAACTAATAATGGATACTCACTTGCTGTAACAGTTTGACCATTACAGAATACCCATCCCTTAGGAACGTCACTAATTGGTCCTGTCCAGGGCATGATGGTGCCTATTGCAGCTGCCCTTGCGGATTTTACTTCTTGGTAAAACATATTAGACTTCGATTAAATACCAACCAGCGATAGATGATGGAACAGCAGTGTTGCCATCTGGAGTTGTAGATCCTGCAAAAACTAGTGCAAATGCAGCGTATGGAGTTTGAACAACCATTTCACCACCATTATATCCAACAAAATCAGAAACTGGAATACCAGAAGCAATATTTCTTGCAGTATTATCAGATGCGTTCTGAACTTTTACGTTGTCAGGAGCTCTTACAATCAAACTTAAATTATAATTTAAGTTTCCACCAATATCTATAATACGAATCATATCACCAATTAGAGCATTTTGAGGAAGTTTAAATAGCGTATTTTGTGTAGCATTAACAAAATAATTAACGTTTGCCAAAGCATTAATGACAAATCCATCGGCATACTCCCATCTTCTACCACCCGTTTGAGTAAAGTAATTATTGATTCCAGCAATACGCATAGAACCATTACTATTTACCTCAAAAATAGGATTACCTCCAGAATTAACAGTGATATCACCACCATTAATTGTTAAATCACCTGCAGCAACAATATCACCACCAAAAGTGCTAGCACCCGTTCCAAGAGCAGAGAAAGAACCATATGTGGTAAAGTCACCCGAAGAATTGACAAACGTTAGTCTAGGTGTTGTTCCATCAGTTCCATAGATGTTGATGTTTCCACCATTCATTCTAACATTACCATTCGCAGTATCAATCTGGAATGTAGTTCTCAATGGAGTTCCTGTAGCACCACCGTTAGTAATAGTAAAGAATTGAGTATTAGGAATAGTAGATCCATTAATAGTTAATGTGTTCTCTGTTGTTAATGTTCCAGCAATATTAGTGTTTCCAGATGATCCAGTAACTGTAAATTTATTAAATCCAGTTCCAACCCCAAGATTACCACCAATAATTGTATTACCAGTAGTAGATTCTACTTTGAATACTGTAGCGGGTGTTAAAGATCCATCGTTAACTTCAAGAACTTGAATATCAGTGGATACCGTTCTAGCAATACCAACGATTTCTGAACCAGATAATCTCAAGAAGTCTCTGGTAGTAAGAACTCCACCAAATTCAGCAACACCAATATTAACATTGACAGAGGAATTTGAAATACCCGTCACAGGTGTATCTAAAACTCCATCATTATTAAGATCAGATCCTGTAATATAACTTGCATTTGTTTGTTTAATTAATTTAGCAAGCACACAACCTTGTGGGTGATCTGTTCTTACCTGTGTTCCTTCCTGACCACGAATAACTTGAACTCGGAAACCTTCTGGATCATTTGGATTACTTAAGTTTGTTAATCCAGTAACACGAACAATCTCACTGTTTGCTTGATTTCTTAATCCAGTAATGCTTCCACCACCAGAAACAACAACACTATCTGGTGTTGCTGCATCACCACGATCTATGAGAATAAGATCACCAACTCTGAAATCAAACACACCAGGAGTAGAAATTGGTAGATAATAGCTAGATCCACCAGCATTTACACCATTTACTTGGAATGTAAGATTGCCAGCACCAGTTCCACCACCAATTTGTGCAGCAGTAATTATTAATAGGTCATTATCAGTATATCCAGATCCAGGGCTAACAATATCAATATTAAGAGTTTTATCGTTAGCAATGCTAATAGTAAATGTAGCACCCGTTCCAGTTCCACCTGTTGCTGGAATGAAACTATATGTTCCAGGATTTCTATTTGTTCCGCCAGTATTTGTAATAGTATCAATACCAGCAATTTGACCACCAGCAACCAAGAACGAAGTTCCTCCCCATTGTGCAACACCTTGAGTATCAATTATTCTACCAGTTGTATTATACTGATAATAATCAATGTTGGTGTTTGCGAGATTTCCTACGTTGTGTGCGACTGGTGTTGTAGAGAATCTTCCTCTTACAATTTCAACAATACCTGCATTTAATCCACCATTCAGTCTAATATTACCATTAACGTTTTCACTTGCAAGAACATTAAGAGTATTTCTAATGGTAGTATTACCACCAAGAGATCCGAGGTTGAAGGTAGTTGCATTAGTAGCAAGATTAACTGTATTGGTTTGATCACCATCAAATGCATTCAGAACTCTAGTCTGAGTGAAAATTCTAGACTGACTAGTTCCAGAAGCATACCTAGTTCCAAATTCTAATTCTCCAGCAATTAATGTTTGTCTGGTGCGTATTTCAGTGAAGCTAGCAGTATTGTTCCATGCTCCGCCAATTTGAACTTCACAACTATTACCAACAGTATCAGCAACGGAAGCAATATCAACAATTGCGTTTAATGAATTTCTATGAATTCTGAAAACAGATTCTGTAGCAACGTTACCAACTTGAATATAACTAGATGAAGCAGCATTGCCGACATTAATTGTTTGAGCTCCAGTTGTCGTGTGACCAATATTAAATATTTCTGCACCACCAGCAAAGTTTAAAATGTCTGGAGAAGAAGTATTTAATAAATTGAAAGATGGAGAAGTTGTAGTTAAATCACCACCATTAACTTGAAGGTCACCTGTTAATTCAAAATCTGAAGTAATTCTAGCATTACCTACAACTACAAAATTTCTATCAAGAACGTTGGATGGATTTACGACATCAACTAGAGAAGTATTAATTCCTACTCTACCATTATTCGTTGTCTGAACACGGAATGTAGCAGGACCATTTAGACTCAAACTATTGCCACCAACAACCAAAGCATTGTCTAAATTAGTTTCTGTCTTCGTAGATGTTTGCTCAGTTAAATAAGAATTAATTGCCTTACCACTGATAAATGCATTACCGACAACATCAAGATTTGCTCTTGGCGTTGTTTCTGGAGAAACAAATGCTGTCAGATATGCAGAATGTGGAGAACGAGCAACGGTATTAATACCTAACTTGTAATTTCCAATCGAAGAAGTTTCTGTTCTAATTGCTTCTGCACCTAGAACACCCCACTCCTTAAATTGAGAAGACGAACGAGCGATTGCAATATTTGGTTGTGCTACTTGATCAACTGGGTATCCTTTACCATTATTAAGATTAACTGGATACACAGAAAGATTAGAGTTCAGAATAACATCAATATAATTGTTAGAAGCGTTAAAACTTCCTGGAACAATATTCCAAACACCATTTGTAACTGCTAATGTTCCAGTAGCATTAGTAATTCTAATTTGAGTAGAACTATTAATACTTAGAGAACCATTATTAATACCAGTATTCCAGTTAATTCTAGCAAATGTTCCAGTAGCATTACCCTGAATACCTACAACTTGAGGTGTTGTTTGACCATCAGATCTGTTAGTTATAGCAATGTAATCATTAGCATATATCCAACCTAACGATCCAGTAAAGGAAGTTTGATCTCCCTTCAATAGCATATCACCTGACTTCAACGGATCTCTAGTTCCAAAATTAGTTGCTAAAATTTGAGAAGTAAATCCTGTAGTTTGCCCAAATGTATTGTTAAAATCTGGAGTGATATTTGATATGGAAGTTCTAATAGTATAATCTTGTGTTCCTCTTGGATTGAAATCAAATACAGCTGCAGTAATTCTGTTTTGATGAATGACGATATCACCTGTTCTTTGACCAACAGTATTATATTCTAAATACTGATCAAATCCAACAGGAGTTCCTTCTCCAGTAACAATCTTAAGTGAAGGATAATTTTCTACCGTTCCGAAAGAAGTTGCATTATTAATTACAACTGGAGAATTGAAGAAACTTTCATCAGATCCATCACCACCATTAATTGTGATGATTTGATTAAATGTAACTGGAGTATCAAAAGTAGTTACAAGATTGCCAATACTATCTCCTTCATCCTCAGATTCAACTAATGCCGCTCTTTCTAGGAATGTTTCTTCACCAGTAATAGCATTGATCTTGCGATTACCAATGTAGAGGTCACCATTGGAGTTCAGACCCGTGTAGAAGACGATACCAGCGTCTTCACGCTTAGCTTGAGCATAGAAGTCTTGAACATCAGTTAAGACCACTTCCTGACGCGCAGGGAAACCAGTTGAGTAGTTACCAGGACCGAAACCAAGGTATTCAAAGGTATGGTTGCCAGAACGCGCAATAGATGGTCTACGAAGTTCTATATAAAGTTTTCCTTCTGTTGGATATGGAGAATCGCCAGAAATAGGAATCAATCTGCCTTCAGATCCAGCAGAAGCTGATCCTGGTTGAGCTTGAATTGTATTATTTCCAGAATATGTATAATTTCCTGTTCCAGGATCAGCAACAAAATCAAGAACGGTTTCTCTAGTTACAGATCCTTTGGAATCATTAACCGTAACTAAACCATGGATATAGTTGTCTGCCGCAGAAATTGTTGGTGGTGGATCAAGTAACGTGGCAGTTGCTGCACTTATTCCCTTATACCATTCTGGGTCGTTCTTATAGAATTCTGGATATAACTTAGATACTGGTTGAGAGAATCTGAAGTTTCTGAAGTTTTCACCAACACCAGAACCAGTTGGGAAAGGTCTAATATCTCCACGTAAACATGTGAGATAATACACACCATCTTGTTGACCAGCAATTCTTCTACGGATAGTATCAATATCAAAAATGTAGAAAGTGCTTTCAAGTTCAGAAGAATCTTCTACTTCAGCAATTGTATACGACACTCCTTGATCATCATTTAAAGTGTCGCCAGGAGTCATAGTGTAAACGTTTGCTCCTTCCACAACATAAAGGAAATTAGAAATGTCAGATCTTCCGCCATTTGGTTGATCAAGTAAAGTAGCAGTTACAGATCCTTGAGTAAAGGTAGTAACTGTATTACTATCATACTTAATTTCAGAATTACCAGTGAGATCCTTAAGAATCATGTAGTAATCGTTTTCATAAGAAAAATATGCGTGAACATATGCAGTTCCCTTGCTATTACCATCCCAAGTAATTTTATTTGTGTTATTAGAATTTGGAATACTTTCAATAAAGGATCCATCTCCACCCTCAGGAGCAGAAATTTTAACCGTTGTGAAGAGTTTAGTCTTATATGCTTCGGCATCTACACCAATATCAAATACAGTTAATTCTAAATAATCTCTATTTTGAATAGTTCTCTTTCTGGCAGATTGAACTGTGAAAGAAATCTTAGAATCTGTTTCGATTCTCTTAGGATTACCCTGAGGACCTGGATCGTAAGTAGAATCTTTACCAGTTTGACTGTATAGTTCAGATACAGTTAAACCTAGTCTTTCACCAGTGACAGGAGCATTAATTGTGGCAAGTGAAGAACCAGATGCAGTTGGTTTCAGTAATATTTTCTGGGGGAGCAATCTTCTCTTTTCATCTGTTCTAATCTTAAACACAAATCCACGTAGAGGATCACGAACGGTTTTAAGATTCTTAGGAATTACATAACGGAATCTATATACACGATCATCTTCCGTTCTATTATCTTCAATACGTTCAAAGTAAGTATCAGTTGTTCTGATTCTTCCTGCATAATCACTAAACTTCAATCTAGGAACAATTTCATTTCCTGCAGTTAAGGTGTTTAAATACCAGCAACCATCATTTGCACCACCTACAACAGGATCATATTTGAGAGGAGATCTTCTCTTGCTAGCAAATGCGTAGAATACTGCGGTGCTTCCTGGTTGGAAAGTTACAGGATTAATATTATCTCTAGCATCAGTAAATGTTTGGTGAATCGTAAATCTTCTGGAACTTACATAACGAACATAATACTGTTGCTTTTCTGAAATAACAGTTCCACCAAAATTAGAAGATAGAGTAGGCAACGATGATCCAATAATATCACTTCCAACTCTAAAGAACACTAACTGAGGTTCAACTCCATCAGCTGGTTTGTCAAAAATATGTGGTCTAGTGGTTTCAAATTCGGTGCTGCTATTATTAGCAATTTTAGTTTCATATTGATGTAGATCATACTTAAGATCTAGAACATACTGATAAACATCAATATTTACATCTGGATCTACACTATCAGTCTCGGAAGAATAAATGTAAATACCTGCGGCAGCATTCTCTTCACTAGTAGCAAGCATCAATGTTTGCTGATTTGCGCCATTAAATCCGATAGAATTAGAATAATCAAAAGGATCTGTTCTTCTGCCAGGAGCAATTACATAGTAAATAGTATTTGTATCAAATCCTTTTGGAAGTCTAACCAGTCTCTTGTCTGGATTAGTTCCTGGTCTAGGAGATGGAACAAGTCTTAGGATGCTGTGTTAAGAGAAGAAGCAACTCTAGGAACAACACCAACACCATTGTTGATAATTGTTGAAATAATATTGAAATAATTAACAATTGAATTAGCAACAGTAGCGCACTCTCCTCCTGGAGATCCAGTTGAAGGATCGCCAGCAGCCGTGTAATTATAATCTTGAATAACTGCGCTATCGGTTGAAGGAGCAATTGTTGTTGCCCAAGATCCTTGATTTAATTCAACGTATAATTTTACAGTAGACGATGTTCCCTGAGCACTTACAGTTTCTCCATCATCAAATCTGCTTCCTAGTCTTCCTAATTCTATTTGATTCGATGCCAATCCATTTTGACCATCACCAATTTTTTTGATGTATGCTGTATCTGGAATAGTAGAAGTAAATGATACTGTATCAGAAGGACCTGTTGGAATAGCATTGACACTTCTAACACGCATTCCAATAGCAAGACCAATTGTGCTTGGAACTGTAACGATTGGAGAATTTAAAGTAGTGGAAGCATTATTGATATAAGTATTGTGGTTTCTCATTGCTGAGATAGCCAAATTTCTTACATAGTTGTATGCATCTAGAGTTTCTGGTCTCTCATTTTCAATATAATCTAGAGTAAATCCATCTTGTCTTCCGTCTACAGTGTCAGTGTTGAGAGGAACAGCTGTATAGTATGCTTCTGCTGCGTTGATAGTATTTTCATTTCCACCCAAACGTAGATCAGAAGTAACTGCCTCTACAATATATCCAATATCACGCTTACACTTACTACTCTCACTAACTGTGCTCCATGATCCTGGATTCTCTTCAGGTAAAGAAGATAGATTTCCTGATGCTAACGCAGTTGTTAAAATTGCAGTTAATGTATCTATACTATTTCTAACATTAGCACAATCGTAAGATCCATTAGTTACTGGAGGAAGATTTGCTAAAGTTCCAGACGCTACAACACTAGTAGCAATTGCAAATAAGTTTTCTACTGTGGTCTGAACATCTACGCAAGTAGCACCATTACCAGATGCATTGTATGTTACATTTCCACCCGATCCACCAGCATTTGCTGGACCATAAGAAAGATTTAAATTTTTAGAATAAAGTTGATTTGTAACTGCTTTTTTAACAACATCTTTTGCAGCATTAAAAGCAACTACTGTTTGACTCTCTTCATTAACTAATCCATTAGAAATAGGAACACCTGCTAGAGTAAAATATTCTCTTACTGCACCAACAGTAAATTCATTTCCACCCCAGAATAAATCTTGGGCAATAGAATCTACAATATAACCAATGTCGCGCTTACACTTAGCTTCTCCATTTGGAATGGTTGCTTGTGTTTCTGCAGGTAATCCAGTAAGATTTCCAGCAGTTACTCTAGCAGTAACAATAGAAGTTAAAGTTGTAATTGCATTTTGAACATCTGAACATAGAGCAGGATTTAAATTATTATCAGTATTAGATCCAGAAGTTCCATAATTAGAACCAGGAGCAGGATCAGCAGTAATAGAAAGATCTTTTACATATAACTGGTTTGCTACAGCAAGTTTCATTATATCTCTTGCTTTGTTAAATGCAGTTACAGACTGAGCTTCTTCACCTTGTAATCCGCCAGTTATCCAAGCAGTTCCTGCCTGATTAAAATACTGTTGAATGAATTTACGCGCATAAACATTACCACCTCCCTGAACAATATCAAGAGAAATAGCATCAATAAACATGCCAATATCTCTCTTGCATTTTGTTTCTCCAGCAGGAACAGTTCCTACATTTTCAGGTGGTAAACCAGAAATACTACCAGCACCAATAGCATTTGTAACAATTGCGCTTAAGTTAGTAATTGCAAGTTGAACATTAGAACAAGAATTTACATTTGTATTAGAACCAGTAATAGGATCTACAGTAACAGTTAAATCTTTTACCGTTAATTGATTTGTGATTGCCGATTTCATCAAATCACGAGCTTTATTAAATGCAGCAATCGATTGTGTTTCTTCTCCTAGTAATCCATCACTAATTGGAGCTCCACTAACAGTAAAATACTGCTGAGTGAACTTGCGCGAATAAACATTACCAGATCCAATTGAAATATCAAGAGAAATTGCATCAATAAAATATCCAATGTCTCTTTGACACTTTGTTGGATTTGGATTTGTAAATCCAGGATAATCAATAGCAATTTGAGCATAAGCTCCATTAATAATTTCTTGTCTATTTAATTGGATCAAACGATAAGCATCTTTATATCTCGATGTGCTTGTAGTTTGAGCATCATTTGGATAATAAAAATCTGGATGCTGAACAGCGATTTCGGCAGCTGCTCTATCAATAATTTCTTGTCTGTTTTGTTGAATTAGACGATACGAATCCTTAAAACGAGAAGTTGCATTTGATTGACTATCACCTGGATAATAAAAATCAGGAAAATCAATAGCAACTTTAGCTGCAGCTCTATCAATAATTTCTTGACGATTTGATTTAACTAAGTTGCTCGCATCCTTATATCTACCAGCAACAATAGAATCATTAGATGGATCAATAGTTACAGTCGAAACATAATATGCACCAGTAGCTGGTGACGCAGAAGGAGCAGATAATGCAGTGTATCTAAATTGGGTAGCAGTTAATCCAGAAGCAAGAACAGTTACTTTTCCATTATATGCAGTTTGAGTTGCACCGCCAACTGTTACTTTATTACCTGCTTCTAAATTATGTGGATTTCCTGTCGTTACGGTGACAGTTGTTCCAGATGAAGTGATACTAATTACATCAAGTAGAGAAGTATTTCCTAGAAGGTTTGAAATTGCTTTCTTAGCCCAATCTCTTGCTCTATTGAAAGCAAATACCGATTGAGTTTGCTCACCCAAAACACCATTTGTAATTAAAGATCCGTTATTGTCAAAATATGCTTTGGTTGCCTCAATGATGCTTGCATTTCCACCATCATATAAATCGTTTGCGATTGCATCTACAATATATCCAATATCACGCTTACACTTATCATTTTCATTGTTTGGAACAACGAATGAAGGGAATGCAACTTGCATTTGAGTGAAAGCATAATCAATAATTTCTTGGCGATTTGCTTTAATCAAATTGCTGGCATCACGATATCTACCAGTTTCCGCAGTGATATTTGGGTTTACATAAGAAATATTTTGAAGATATGGATATTTCTGTAAAACATATCCAAATGCTTCTGCTTGAATGAATGTTTTATTTGAATCAATTAGATTCGCAGCATCTTGTGCAAGATTATAATCTCTTTCTGATGCATTTGATGCAGGAGTAATTCTTGGATATCTCTCAGTGAGAGTTGTTGTTACACTAGGAGAAGCAGGAGAATATGTATTTGAAAGTGTTGTTAGAGTAACTAAAGATGTCTGTGGTTGAGCAACAGCAATAGTTCCTAACTGACCCCTCTGAACTGTAATTTGACTAGCACCCTCAATAGTTACAATTCTAACTGTTTCATTAATAGATGTTTGACTATTAGTAATACTAGCAAACATATTTGGAGCAAGACCAGTAGTGCTCTGAACGTCAAATACTGTCTCAGTAGCATCAACTTCTTCATTAAGAACAGTAGTCGCTACAGCGTTTTGAATATATTTTGTAACAATAGATGCATTAACATGATCAGATGCTGCAGATGACAATTGTGCTCTTACTACATTTAAACTAGAAGGATTAACTGCAGTAATTCTGAAAAATTCGTTATCAACTTTAACAAAATCATTTGAAGCAAATCCAACAGTGCTAGTTACATACAAACGACTTATATCTTCTACAGATCTAGAACCAGTTGGAGAAATTGTGGATAGAGAAGAAACCCATCTCTTAAACCCAGATGGAGAAAGTTCTGCTTGCTTAGCAGCAGAAGTATCTAGTTTTACAAATAATTTTTCATTTCTTCTTGCACCAATTCTATACCCACCAATCGATGCTGCTGGGCGATCTTCTGCGCTACGAGCATCATCAGATCCAAAATATAATCTATTTTGATTAGAAGTAGCTCTAGTTAATTGAGCATCCAGAACATAATACTGTTGCTTAATATTTTTTAGAGTAGAAAGAGATTTTGGTGGAACAATATGAGTGATGTATCCGCCTTTATCTTGCGAGAATGCAAAACCTTTGTATCCCTTCGAGTGCATCGAAGTGTTACCAAAGTTTGAGTTCGAGTTGGTGATAGACATGTCACCACCTGACTCAAGCAGGAAGTGATCAGCAAAACCTACCGCGAAGATCGAAACGTTCTGAATGAAGGAGTCATCTGAAGCACGAACGTGGAAGTTTCTCCAATCATCCTTCCAATATGCATCTCCCTTGATGTGATAAGGAGTTGTAGCAAACGCATCAGTTAGTGGTGCCTGGTTCCATGTGTTGCTGAATTCGTCGTAACGAATGAATGCTCTGTCGTCTTTCTGTAGCGAAACACCAGTATACTGGGCGATAACCATGGATTTGAAACCAGTCGCCTTGCGACCATCAGCCCAAATACCGCAAATACCCCATGTCGAACGAATCGAAACGTTGAAGACGTATGGAGATGCTGATTCTACGCTATCTACCTCCGCCTGTACGGTAGCGTTAGTGTCAAGTGATGGAGAAGATACTGCAGTGTAAGTAGTTCCGCTAATCAATCCTAAACCAGTTGCTGTGGTTGCAACTTTATATTCGAATTCTTTTGGATCAGTTTGACTGATAGCAGTTACTTTGAATACACCATTGAGTGTAGTATTCAATCCATTATTGGAAATTGCAACGTATTGACCAGGGAAGAAACCATGATTAATTTTTGTTCTTACTTTAACAGTAACTGTTCCTGCGGGGTTAGAATCTAAAATTGTTACCTCATCTAATCTAACAGCGTCAGAAAGAGGACCAACGATTCTATTTTCTTGAACCCTGAAATCAAATTCACGACCATGAATTACAAGACGAGACCACTTTGTTTCATCTGCATCAGGAGCAATATTTGTGGATACAGCACTAGCTATATAAGCATTTCCATCATAAAGAACCCTATCACCAATCTGGTAGGTTGTGGTGCTAAACCAAGAATCGGTAACAGGAGTATTTGAACCTTCTACATATACGTCATCAATTGCTGGTTGATAATCACTGAATACACGAGCAATCTTTCTGTAAAGTAAACCTAGATCCTCTCTGTCGGCAAACACAAAGTTTGTCATTTTGTGGTGAGAGAATTCAGGAATTGCTAAATTCGTAGTGCTGCCAGGTTGCGTGTATACTTTACCAACACCAACAGGAGATCCAACATTATATAATGGCGAACTTGCTTCTAAATCACCATCTAGAATGGTAAACTGCCAGAAATAGCATCCACCCGTTACATTAAAGAGAGCTGTGCGAGGAACATCTGGATCAGCAGGATCTGGAACATATAAAGCACGAACTTGTGTTCTGCGAAGATCTGTTCCAACAAGAGAAGTTCCTCTAGGAATGGTTGCGCCACCATCACGACCATTGAACTTGTAGAGAATATTATCTGGGTCTGAGAGATCGAAGCTTACATTAGTATTTGCTTCCCACTCTTGTGTTGCCTGATTAAATTGAAAAATTGGAAGAGTAGAAACATCTTCCACACCAGGGCGGTTATCAATATAGTGATTGCCAGGCGACAGCATGATTGTAAACTGGTCAAACCTGTCATTATCTACATTAGGTAGATACGAGAATCTTGCCGCTTCTAAAAATGCTCTTTGAATACTAACAAATGGTCTTAGAGGAGAATTACCTCTGTTATCTAAGGCATCTGTAGCATTAAAGTCGTCAGGTGAAACATAAAGATATTTACCAGTCTTACTAGAAATAAGATTATCTAATCTTGTTAATGGCATCTTCTCAGTAACCCGTAGTATGGAGATTTCTTCTGAGTTATTTATAAGAAAAAACCTGAGGCGAACCTCAGGTATCACTTCCTTCACACGGAGAGCCCCCGATCTGATTCGAACAGACGACCAGCGGTTTACAAAACCGCTGCTCTACCACTGAGCTACAAGGGCGATTTGACGAACTGGAATTGCCCGTGAAAGCTACCCCAAATATGTTCGTCGGTATTTATATCGTATCCCTTATCAATTACATGATAGTAACCGTTTCCGAGAATACTTTGTGTTTGTAGATAGGTTTCTTTTCCCGACCAGGAGACAAAGCAGGTTTTACAAAGATTTTTGCCGTGAAATTCATCACCTATCTGCTCGAACATTATATCACACCCAGAAAGATAAGTCAACTCATCTTTTTCTTTATAATTTTTGACTAGAATTGAAGTTTCTTGCGGAATGACCTCAATAACTGTTCTACGATATTCGTTTTTATCAACATAATAACGTTGAATACAACGAAAACGATTTTCATCGATTTTTTCGTGAATCAGTTCAATCATAGCAAACTGTGTCGGATAAGACATTGCTTGCAATTTATTCTCAAATGTTCCTTCAAAATATTCACAAAATTTGTCAATCATCTTTAGGTAACAATTCAGGATTTTCGATTTCTAAGTCAAACATCAAAGGATGCATTTCTTCCATTATAAGATAATTTGAAACTCTGTAAAGATCTTCATCATCATAATCACGATGACTAAGTGCTTCTGTTTGAACAGAAGGATGATCTTGGATTATTTGAGGTAACTCATCAAACGTATATGGAAGATTTTGTATGAAATACATTCGCACAACTTCTCCCATGTAGAAGACATATGCTTGTGATAATGTGTATTTCATAACATTCCCACTACAAATTATTTAGTGGGAAATAGGGCGAGGGAGACTTGAACTCCCACGGGGTTGCCCCCAACAGATTTTAAGTCTGGTGTGTCTACCGATTCCACCACCGCCCCGTGATGATGACGCTAAAGGAGCTCAGCGATAAATGAAGTTATCTGTCTTCAACAGTTTACCACATTTTTCCTTTAATTCAACTAACTCGTTAATTGTGGCACATCGAAAGGTAAGAGTCGTTCCATGTTCACCTCGGATGATTACCTTCTTATTATAGAGGTCAACCGTAATCTTGTCAAGAGCTGGTTCAGAAGGATTTTGGAGATTCATAAAATTCGATTCTCAAAGCGCCACATTGCTAGTTTAGCGGTATTTAGGGGTTTTGTCAAGCTCGACTTTTTTGACCAAAAATTTGCCGAGATTTTTTTTGCGACCTTTTGGTAATTGGAGGTCAATTTTGAAATGACTATTAGTTTAAGAAAATACCACCCTTTAATGCAGATACTCTGATAGTTCCAGGAGTAATATTGATAGAGTCATCGATAGGTGGTGTTCCTCCTGTAGGAATAGGACCAGCGAATAGACTGGTGTTAATTTTTGCACCCATACTTAAATTATCGAGTGCTGTTATGTATGCACCAGGAGATTTTAATTGAAGTAATGGTTTAGGAACAGTTGCCCCAACAAATCCAGGTGGAGTTATATCAGCAAAAGCAGAAAAATCGGTTGCCATACCAACGCTACCAAATCTACTGTATAATCCTATGTTGCCCATAGGTGCTTCCACAGTGAATCCATGACCACCTGCACTGACATTTGAATCAATGTGAACTAGAGGAGGAATTTCTGCTGAGGTTCCTCCTGCAGGAATGATAGGATACTTATTTGTGATATAATATCCAGCGGAAACTCCCAATACTTGTGGTCTAGGTGGTATCAACCCCCCACCCAAGCTAACTCCAGGGAGAGCAGCAAATACGGTAGTAAGTTTCCTTCCTCCAATTTCTTCTATCATGTCTCCACCACTCTTAATATTAAGAGTTCCTGTGGATTCGATAGTCACGTTACCCTGTGAATTAGTAGTGGTGATAAACTTCTCACCATCTACCTTGTTATATGTTCCACCTTCAATATTTTGTTGAGCGGCACTAGAATTCTTTAATAATCCACACTTCAGTTCTATGATTCCACCTTGTTCTTCTTTCGCTTTACCAGAAGATCCACCAGTAGTTGTGCTGGATGATCCAGCATATAATTTAATATCTGCTCCATTTAATTCGATAGAATCAGATGCAGAAAATACAATATTTTTTCCACCTACTTTAACATCACCAGATGTTGATTGAATTTCAACGTTTCCATGAACTACAATAGAAAATGCAGCTCCTTTAACTGAAGGATTTTCCGCTGACAATGCCTCATTATCATTATTAACTTCTATGGCAAGAAACTCACCATACTTTTGCACGCCAGCTCCCTGTGCAATTATATCTACTCTTCCTGTTTTTGGATCTGAAGATGGATTTTTTCCAGCTGTTAAAATAACACTGCCATCAGTATCTAATGTTATTCCACCACCAGAACTAGTTACTATAGAATAAAAACTATCACCAGTATCAGAATCACTACCATCAGTTACTGTTACTTCGCCATTTGCTAGAATGGTATGATTTAAACTTGATACAGCCGCAACTTTAGATTTTCCGTCTTCTGTTGTCGAGTTGCTGCCACCAGATCCCTGTAATTCGGGTGGAATAAATGCTCCAATATCTTGAAGCACTCCCATGACATCAGCACCGAACTGATCTATCTCACCCTGAACACCAGAAAGGAAATCATTAACTGGTTGGGTAAGTTCACCTAGATTAGGCAATCCAAGTATATCTGTTTGTGCTGTTTGATTTTCAGATACCCCACAACTACTATTAGGAACTGGGTTAGGTAGTTTTGCCGCTCCAGTTCTTAAATTCTCTTGTAGTTCTAGCCAACTTTTTGCCATGATTTTTTATGGGCAATCGATTACTTGTGCTTCTCCAGATGGAGCAACAGATAATGCAAACTCTTCGTATGTTTCTCTTTCTAAACAAGAGAGCGACGAAATAACTCTGGTTCCTGATCCACCACCACCAAACACTCTGACAGCAGGGAAATCTTCATAGGTTTTCGTCTTATTTATTACTTCAAGATCAACTACAAATCCATCTCTTATAATTGCTCTGGCAATTCCTTGCTCTCCATTTACAGTTACAGTTGGTTCTGATGTGTATCCAGATCCAGGTCTAATGACAACAAACCCATCTATTACACAACTAGTTTTGTTAGATTTGTTTGGAACATAATTCCTTCCAGGTCTTTCTATCTTTATCTTCGTCAACCTACCACTATCATCTAAAAGTGCAGTAGCAGAAGCACCACTACCAGTTCCTGCTATATTAATAAATGGAGGTCTTACATATGGATCTCCTGGGTCAACGATAGGTATGTATATGATCCTACCCTCCCCATCAACTTCAGGTATTCCTAAAGTGGGAGGAACAAATGATCTAGGTGGTTCTGTTGGTGTAGTTACTACGGGATTCTGATTGTAGATGATAAACTGCCTAGACAAACCAGCTTCTGTCACACTGAATAGCACTTCTTCTTCATCTGCTATACTTATTTGTGAAGAGATTGTTATGTTTGCAGTAGCAACACCGTCAATCATTGTCATTCTTCCTGTGTTTATTCCATTAGCAAAATCAGATGCTTGAATAAAACCAAACATAAAATAATTAAATACTGTTCCATCTGGAACAGATCCACTTAATAATCTTAATGTAAATGAAATTGTTTCACTTTGTCTAACTCTTGTCTTGTCAGCAGTCAATGAATATGTTATAATATTAGTCTCTGTCTGTGGTATAACTGAAACGACATCAACTTCGTATCTATCTTGCGTTCTAACTTCAGAAGAAGTAGATGATAAGTTGATGTTTAAAGTTCCCCTCCATGTATAATCACTTCTTTGTGCTAATGCAATTCTATACCTTGAGTTGCTAGTTAATCTTAAACCAACTGTGCTATTAACTGCCGCATTAACTGGTATCGCATCAACCTCTTCGTCAATATCATCTGATCCATCTCTATTACCGTCATCAGTTGGCGGATTAAATGAATCAAAGAAATTATCGAAAGGATCTTCTACATCTGGCGGTGGTGTTTCTGGATCACCAGAACCGTCTCCTGGTTCTCCGCCGTATACATTTGCTGTTGTGACTGCTGGGCAAGGCAATGTAGTGTAATCTGTGCAACTTGTTTGTAAATCTGCTTGACCACCTGCAGCAACATCAGCAATTAATTTATCTAGTGCTGCGAAATCATCTTCCCCTGGTTTCTTATTATTAGCAGCTCCAGTGCAAAACTGAGACTGTTCTGGTTTCTTACATTTTTTATCTGGTCCTGTGCAGGAGATACCAAACAGTGTGAATATGTATTGTAGAATTGCTCCCAAGATATTAAGTGGGCTAGCAATAATTCCTAAGATAGCTTGTAGAGGTCCTAGAATTGCACTTATTGCGTCGGTAAGAAAACTTTCAATCTCATTAATAATTTGAGATACAATCTGTTCTATCTTACAAGTTGCAGCAGATACAACTTCCGTAAGTAAACCATAAATTAAGTTTGTTAAAAAATCTAGAAGTCTATCTTCTAATCCTGCAATGGCACAATTAATCAATCCGAGTTGTTCATTCAACCACTGGAATAGTTTACTTAATATACCTTGATTTTTTAATTTAACTGCTTTGCCATCTTTAGGATTTGATGTTGGGATAGGTATTCCTAAACAGAATGATATTAAAGTTTGCACTCCCTTCTTTATCAAAGCAAGCAGTTGAAACTTTCCAGCTTTAATATAAGTTCTCGCTAATCCAAATACTCTTCTAATATATCCACCAGCAGCACCAGTATAATCGTAGAGTTTTCCAGTGACACTGCTCAACATCTGAGTTCCTAACTGCCCACCATTTTTAGAAACTGCTCCAAAAAATTCTGATAGGGTTTGCTCAAATTTAGATTGAGATGATGATGTATCTTCACATGTAGGATCTGCAATCAAAACACATGCATATCTTCCATGTGGATTAGTTCCAGATTGCTGATCATTTGTAGCATTTAAAATGGTTGATGATCCAGATCCTTCTCCGTTTTTAATTCCTGGTCTAGCAGTTGCATCCTGACTGCCTTCTGGAACAGTCATTTTAGGATTAGTATCTGGAACATATCTTGTGAATGCCAGACACTCTGCAGTAGAATTATTATTTGATAATGATGTATTAGTTGTTGACTTGGTTACCTTCTGGAAACTACCCATGATAACAGGGTGTTGACCTTCAGCACCATCTAAAAAGAAACCTACTACCCAATCTCCTTTCTGTAATCTTGCTGGATGATATGAACTATTACCTTCCGATGAAGGAGCAGTTACAGGCAGCATAACTACCGCCCAAGGTAAATCCTCAACGGAAACAGCAGTGCAACTCTTAACATGCTGCCCAACAATTCTTACTTTATATCTATTGGAGAACTTTTTGTCTACATCTGTTTCGATCTGACCTATCCACCAATAGAAACCATCTTTGCCAGCAAAACCTACTGGTAAATTTAATTCGGGTAGCAACATAATTAGTTGTCGTAAATTCTACACTCTAAAGCATTTGGATTTTCGTCACAGTATAATTCCAATGGCGATGGATCATGATCATCTTCTGGGTGACGAGAATGATATGCTTCCAAAGATTCCAGTTCTTCTTCAGCATGTCTTCTTGATTGAGAAGAAGATAGAGGATCATCTAAGATTCTCTTATCGTGTTCTATATGTTTTTGAATGTTTTCCATTACTAACTCCCTAAATTATCTCTAATAAGTTCCAAATTACAAACTGCGATCAATCCCTTAGAAGAGTCTCTAGTTATATCATAAGAAATTTTCTTAACTAGATACAAACCACTGTTCACTAAATCATATTTTTCTTCTTCTCTTTTAGAGGAGACTGATTGGTTAGGTAACTTAACGTTCAGTTTATCGCCAGCTCTAATTCCGAAATTAATAGGTATAGTGATATTTAGTATCTGGTTATTCAAAATCATATGCCTGCTCATCGATTGAGCCATCCATTGCTTCCTGAAGTCTGGGTATTGTGTTCCTCCACTAGCACCAGCCTTCTGTGGATCAGCAATTGTATCTGCGTCATGGAATGTTTCATGATCAAAAAATTGTAACATAACTCTAGAAGGATACTTTGCCAAAGTTTTAATTGTCTCTGGGATATCTTCATCAGTTCCTAAGTGAACCATCCTAGGATATTCTTTACTGAGATCAAAAAAGTATTCTTCATACTCTAAGTTAGATGGATTGAAAAATGATATCATCGATGAGTAAACACCATAACGCATCTTTTTCAAAATATTTTCTTGACTGCCAAAAGAATAATTCAAAATAAGATAAGAGTTCTTTTGTGCATTTGAATTATCATCTTGCGCCATACCATAAACATATTCTGGGTGTTTGTTTTGATTTTCTTGTATTAAAGCATCTATAGATTTGAAAACATAACCATCATATGTTTCAAAGAACATGTATCCAGCAGAACCAGAAACAACAGTTGCAGTTTCTTTAGTAGCAGCTTGTGTCTGACCACCAGAAGCACTAGTGGATCCACCTTTAGAAGATGTTGCAGATGGTTGAGGGGCTAGTGGAGTTGTAGCGGATGAAGATACACATTCAGGAAGCATTGATGAGACAACATCGAATGGTCTTTTCAATGATGGTATCTGTTTCATTTTATACTTACAAGATTCCGATGATATATCTTTATCGGTGTCTAAGTAATCCTTTAAGATTTGACTAACGATGGAGTCGCCCGTGCCTGATATAGCTTTTCCAATTCGTAAAGTTTCATTTCTCAATGCTTCTGGAGAAAACAAATCTAATATGTAGACTTGCATATTTTTAGAAACTATTCTATTTCTAATCCCATAAACTACAAACTTCCACTTATAAGATTCTTCAGAAATATTAGGCGCTATTAGTTCTATCTCAACTGTTTCTGTGCCTACGATAGGTGCGCTAGCAATCAAGTTAATTCCTGTGTCAACAACCATTAATTCAGCAACTACAGTATTCAATTCTATACTCTCGTATATTTTAATAGCATTTAATTGCGCTTCTGGATTCTTACCAGTTAAAGGATGCTTGACTCCGTTTGTATCAATAATAACAACGTTCTTTACGTGAGCATTAAGATCTACTGACATTTATTAATTCCCCCAAGGTGATGATACACAAAGAACAGATGCTAAACCACCTGGCCATGGATCTGAAACAAACTCTGCTGTAGATTGTTCATTCATCTCATCTGCCGATGATGGGATAGTCATACCCGCACCCCCAGCACCAACTATATTAATAATCGCAGCAGAATTTAAACCTTCACCCTCTTTAGATGTGGCACTTGTTGGTGGGGATGCTGGTGATACCTTTGGTGTTACTGATTTAGTTATCAGATCATTTCCAACTGGTATTTTATCTCCAGGAAGATATCTATCCTGTTGCCTCATCATTGAAGCAGCAATCATTCTTCTGATATCATCTACATCTTCTCTGATTGTTGGTCTTTTTACCGTTCCTCCTTCTTCATAACCCAACTCTTTCATCATCTCTCTTTGCTTTGCCATCGAGGCAAGAGGATTATTATTTTGATTCTTATAATCAGTTGACTTGGTATTGCGATGAGTATCTATGAAATTTCCTATGAAATCCCACCAAGGTTTTTGAACTACGCCGCCTTTATTATATGACTTAACTGTTCCACCTCGTTTTTGATTACCCGTGGAGCTCTTATCAACTTCCGCTTCACTCAAGTACTTCAATGACAATCCTTTCTGTGGGGCGTTCTTCATAAAGAATGCTCTAACTTGACCATGTGCTTTTCTCAACAGTGCTTCGTTCGCTTGACCTGGCTTTGGTCCTTGAGGTCCGCCAACATCTATTTTTTTATCTACCATTCCAAGATACCCACGAGATTGGAAGACTTCATAATCTCCATTGTTGGGATTGATTCTTACTTTGTAATCTTTTCCATCATGATTAAAGTTCACATGATTTGCTTCTAGTTGCCCAGTCTGGCGGTTGGTATCCACATCCGAAACACCAACACCTTCGTTAGTTCCTTTGGTAACAGACTGACGACCAGCACCATAAGACTTAGGATCATGAACATCCATTGGTTTTCCATCAGCACCAACATTTCTTTGTGTTCCTGATCCTGTATCTGGATTAGAAGGGTTTGATTGATTCTGTTGTTCGTTAGTAGTTTGAGGTTTGTTATCCTGCCCTTGCTTCTTCTCTTCTTTCTTCTTGGCATCGAGTGATTCTAGTGAACCTGCTATTAAATTTTTTAAGAAATCTTCTCTAGTCTTTTTTGCACCGCCATCTTCTTTAAACTTACCACCACCAACTTTTAAGTTTGGTAATGCCTGTGACATACCAAAAGTTCTAGCAAGGTTTTGAATTTCTGGTCCGAGTGCTTGTGCTACTGGAGCACCTAAAGAACCCATGCCTTTAATGAATTGATCAACTACAGCAAGAGTGGAGGCAGCTGATGCTTTCATGCCTGGATCTTCACCCTGTTTACCAACTAAATCTTTTCCAGTTTTTGAATTTAAATCAACGACAGATTCTTTACCTGCTTCACCAAGCATCACTCCACCTGATGCCATTTTCTCTTCACCTAATCCAGATAATATTCGCTCAATTCCACCTGATTTTGTTTGACTGGAACTTTCCCCTAAAATACCACCAAGGTTAATGATGTTATCAAAAGCTCCCCCAAATCCAGATTGCCATGATTTTTCTTTTTCTAATTCAGAACGCAAACCTTTGATCGCTTTTTCTTTTTTCTCTGGAGGTAAGGAACTAATTCTTCTGATAGAATCTTCTGTTACTTTATTGCCTACTGCCTCTCCAATTTTATTTACTGCCATATCACCCAGCAATCCAACACCTAATCCTTTAACTCCCGTTAACAAATTTTTCGGTGTTGCAAAAGATTTAAAAGATTTTAATAACCCACCCCCAGTTGGTTTTGCCAGGGAATCTACACCACCTTTAGTAAATAATTGACCAGGACCTATTTGACCTCTACGAAGTAATCTTAATCTATCACCAAAATTAGATGATCCTTGTAAAAATCTATCATAAGAACCTGTCATTCTTCCCAATGGTTTTGGTTTTAATGCAGATGCACCTGGAGAAGGAGAAGGTTTTGCAGTTGATGTAGCACCTTTAGGTTTAAATAAATTTTTTAGTTTTCCTAATTGAGTAGCAGCAGCTCCAGATAAAAACCCTAAAACTTTATCTTTAACTTTTTCCCAAACAAATCCAGTTAGAGTATCAGATTTTACACCTGATGATCTACTGGATCCAAACATACTTGATCCAGTTCCTGAAGATCTACCACCAGTTTTCAATGATTTAACAGTTGATAATATAGATCCTTGATTCTCTACTTGATCTGAAAGAATACTAGCAATAGTTTGAACACCAGTTGCAGTAAAAGATTGTGCTCTTAAAGAACTATTGAGAACTTGCGTAACTGATGCGAGACCAGAAGCAACTCCCATCGTATCAGCCGTGAGAGAACCAAATCCTTGCGTAAGAATTTTTGCTAATCCAGTTGCCCCACCAGAAGATCTGGGTTGTGATGACTGAGATGAAGTTTTAGTTTCTGGTTTCTTAAATGAAAAAAGATTACCTAAAGAAGGAAGACTCCCAAGTAACTTAGTTCCTATTTTTTGTTTCTTCTCTTGTTGTTTGTTTTCTTTTTTTGTTTGTTCTTCTTTCTTTTTTCTGCGCGATTGTTTTCTATCCTCTTTTCTCGCATCCTTACGAGACTGAGTTGCTTTAGATACTATGAAACCTGCGAGGGATTGACCTCCTACTGATGCTGAGCTTTCGGTTCCAAAAGACATCTATTTATCTCTCCTAGTAAAAGTATTTATCGAGCGCGTCTCATATTAAGTTCTGATCTCAATCGATGAGGATTGAAAGTAACTGTAGTAATTTGTGTGGGCGTAGAACTTTGAACAGATTGAGACACATTAGGTGAGGATTCTATTGGGATTCTATTTACAATTACTGTGCCAGTTGATTTTGTTTGTGATGCTACTTCTCTGGTTCCTGAAGATGATAAGACTTTTTGTATTTCATCGTATCCAGATTGCCCTGGTTTAACTTTTCTGGCAAGATCTGGAAATAATTTAGCCCAATTTTGCATCGGTGTTAGAGAAGGATCTAACTTAGAAATGACTAGAGATTCTGATTTACTTGGAGATAGTTTGTTCGTTGTAGTTCTCTGATCATCAAATACTTGCTTTAGTCTTTGACTACCCCTAATGTCAGCAAGACCACTACCACCAGATGCTTTTGCCGCAAGAATTAATTCTTGTCTTTTGTAATCATCACCGTAATTTCTCTTGCGATTTTTTTGTGTTCTTTTTCTTTCCGCCGCCGCGCCACCGAACCAACCCATTTTATCCCACCAGGGGCGTTGTGTTACTCCACCTCTTGCAAATGATTCCACACGTTGAGTATTAGATTGCAAAGAAATTTGTTGCCATCTTTTTATAACATCAACTGGATCTTTTGTGATATCATACAGTCTATTTTTTACTGGATAAATTTTAACTCCTTCTGGTGTCTCTTCAACAATCTCATCACCGTGCATTATGATAGGAGTATTTTGAATCACTACATCATAACCAGAATCGGGTCCGGATAATAGATATGGCGTCATTGGTGTTACCATATCTAATTCTTCTGGAGTATAGTAACCTCCAGTCTCATATTTTATTCCGAAATTTTTACCAACTCTTCTAACCTCATCGTCGTAATCTTGAACTGTTATCTTCCCATCTCCATTAAAATCAAGTCTAGCATTTTGAGAATACGCAGGACCATCAGCAGAAGTAGCAACTACAGCATTCATTCTCTCTGGAGATCCTACTGCTAATCCGTTCACTGCTTTTCCATACCAAGCAGGAACGTGAGTCAATCCATAGATATCACCAGCTGTCATTCCTTTTTTCAATCCAACACCAACCCAATATTTTACTACATAAGGCCACTGCTCACTTCGACTCATTGCTTTGAGTTCTGCCGCTGATTTTCCTGTTCCAGGTAAACCACCACCAGGGCAAAACTGAATTAATCCAACACAACCACCATCATTTTCTGCATCTGGTTTCAATCCACTTTCACTTGCCATTAACGCAAGCAATCCATTTGCATTCAATTCCCATTCTTCTGCAAACGCATTAACTAAAGCAACAAACTCAGGATCTTCCTTCCAATCAGCAGGAACAAATCCTTTTGGTTTTCCTTGAGCATCGAGAGTTGCTTCTCTATCAATATAAATCTTAACAAAATCAGGATCATTTAAAAATTTAGCCCAAGTTTTACCAAACTCTTTTTGTTGATTTTTTAATTCCAAAGATGCAGATTCAATTGGAGAATTTAATAAACTGTTAATTAAATTCTGCTCAACCCCTAATGATAATGCAAATGGTGTTACGACTGATTTCAAATAAGGTTTAAAAAATGCCCCGAGAGCCCCTGTTCCTTGTATGAATTCTCCTAGAGTAGTGATTGCAAAAATACCAGATGCTCTCATCGAGAGCTGTAATACTTCACTATAAGCAATCTGCTCGTCTTTATTTGATTGAAGTTTGTCTTTATTCGCACCAGAAGCTGGAGGAGTAACACCACCCGATGCCAATTTTTTGGGGGGATTTACTTTAGGTTGTTTTTTAGGTTCTGAAACCTTAGACTTTTTTGTATTCTTTTTTTCTAATATAATATCTTCTTCTGTCTTTTTAGGAAATACTGATAATCTTTCCTCTATCTTAGAGTAAGATAAAGTTTCCAGCAAAGAATTTTTAGAAAACATTGCTGCTAGTTTAGCAACACGATTAGCAATTTCGTTTTCTAATTCTGCTTGCTCTATTAAAATATCTAATTGCTGATTAACCTTCCTTACATTCTCACCACTCTTTGATGTTAATGATCTAAATTCTGAAGCAAGTGAGCTTTCAAAACTTACTGCTTCCTGTCTAGTTTGCTTTGCTTTTTGTGGAATAAGATTGTTGAGTAACATATTACATGCGCCTCATTTGTGTAGTGGTTAATACTTCACCAGTTGGTATATCAATATTTACAAACTGAGGTTTTGAAGATGCTCTGGGTGCAGGAGATACATTTGCAGAAGATGGTGGCATCTGAATGGTAGTTTGTTTTACTGGTGGTTTTGATGATTGCGGTGTGACCCACCCTTGAGATCTAGCATAATCTAATGTTCCAGCAGCAGTTGGTTCTGGGAATAACATGTCTCCAATTACAGGAGCATTTAAAATACCAATTGCTTTACTGAAAAGTTTTCCCATTCCAACACCAACATTTTGAGCACTGCCAGTTATAAGTTGTAAACGAAGATTGTTTGCTAATGGGCTGTTTGCATATGCACCTTGTAGTAACTTATCTGCTAACAGTTTACCCTTATCAAATGTTGCTGGTTTCACTGCTGCTTGTGGTTCTAATATATCAATCCTCCTAGCAGTTCCTGGAACAATACTCTTCACAACACCACCAGGAGTTTGCTTGCCTCCTAAAGATCCTTGAGCACCAGCATATCTTTGAGCACCTTTTAGTGTTGGAGCAGAGTATGCTCCCCTGCCAAGTATCTGTGGTTTCCATTTACCCAATCTAAATTTGTCACCTTTCATAATAGCCTCAAATCCTTCTCTCGCCATGCCAGTAAAACCAGCTTGAACTCCTCTGATACTAAGTCCTTTTGGTCTAGTGACATTCCTAACTAAATTAACCAATGGTTTGAACCATCCACCAACAGCAAAACTTGGTTTGTTTTGATGCGTCCATTCAACGGGATCTATTTGCCCTCCGCTAGCCTGTGTTCTAACTTCCCAGTGCAGGTGGGGACCAAAAGAACGACCAGTGTTACCCACTGTTCCTATTACTTCACCTGCTTTTACTTTAGATCCCATCTCCAAATTGGTAGCAACATCTTTTAAGTGACCATAAAATGTAAATATTTTTGGTTGATCGTGGGCGATGCCAACCAAATTACCATACCCACCACCACCATCAGCTGGCCAGTTTTTATTAATGTCATATACAGTTCCAGCAAAAGGTGAAATAATTTTGATGCCAGGATCGCCATCTAAATCAATACCACTATGCTGCCTTCCCCACCTATATCCAAACCCAGATACATATCCAATCTTCTTTGTATCTTCTTTTGAAAAAGGTATCCATGCAGGTAATTTATTTACATTAGTTCCACCAACGTATCTAAGATCGGCAGCAGAAGAAATGATACCTATATCTTCTGCAATCTCTCCTGAAGGTAATGGAGCTCCACCAAAAACACCAGTAGCACCTGGAAAATATAAATCATTATCATTCATATAAACACGCCAGGATTTATAGAATGATTTCAGATCTTGTGTATTTTCTGTAGTTCCTGCATACGCAGGACCACCAAACATATCAATAACAGCACTGCGAGATATGCTGAGTATTGAAGATACTGTAGGTATTAATCCAGAAATACTAGTATTAAAATATCCAGCAAGAGGACCTAAACTACGAAGAACAGATCCATATACAACAACAGCAGAACCAAGTAAAGCATTTGATGATTTTGCTAATACATCACCGAAAGATTGTATATAAGATTGCTGATCATATTGGTTTAGTATTCTCTTCCCGTCGTTTCTGTTATGAGGAACGACTACAGTTCCTGGCGCTAGTCTACCTCTGATAGGATTATCATACACACCTGGAGGTATTACTTTATCTCCTCCCGTTTGACCTAATGCAATTCCACCTGATGCTAATTTTTTTTCTGGTCTTTTACTTGGATTAAAGAACGAGGTGATCCCATCAAACCAATTTTGTTTCTTCTCTTGTTTTGGTTTTACCTTCGAAGGTGGTTCTTTTCCACTACCAAATGGAGAAAATATTTTACCAACAATCTTTTTTCGTAATGCTTTTTTTCTTTCTTCGGTTTCAAAATCATCAAGTGCTTCTTGATAATTCTCAGTCATCTGACCGAGTAAGAATTCTACATCACCAAGATCTTCATTTATCCTTCTTAAGTAACCTAGGTTTCTAGTGAGAATAGAATTCTGTTTTGATAATTGATTACCAATAGCATCTAAAGCATCACCATAACTCGCCATCGCTTTAGAAACATTCGATGGCATTCGATATGGGGCAACCAGATCCTCATCTCTCAAAGGCGCTGGCTTGGGTTTGCGTGCTTCTGGAGCAGCAGGAGCAGGTGCTGCTGGCACAGAAGCAGGTTCAACAGGAGCAGGTGCTACAGGAGCAGGAACGGATGTCTCTGGGGGTTTGATCTGCTCGCGCTCTTTCTTTCTTTTTTCTCTCTCTTCCTTCTCTTCTTTTTCTTTTTTTCTTTGTTCCTGTATTTCTAGTAATCTTCTTTCTTGTTCAGCTGCTTCAATTTTTTTATTTACATCTTCACGAAAAGGATTTTCGAGGTATGCTTCTACCAACCACTCTTGATATAATCTCTGTCTTTCCATCCACTGAACAGGAGTGCCACTAGTCTGATCTAAAGAAGGATACCCACGAGGATCCTTCTTCATGTTTGCAATCAGTTTATCAGCATCAGCATCAGAAAGATTTACATATGAACTATAGAATTCATCTCCCTGTCTTCTGCCAGTTAATTTTGATTTTAAAACCAACCACAACCTAGAGTTAGGATTAATCCTACTCCAAGGTATCTTTGGATCTAATACACCTTCAGGTGGTTGGGGTAAGTAATCGTAGTTCATTTATTCTTACTGTTCTGCTCTTCAATATAAGCATTCAACATAGTAATATAAACCATTCTTTCCCAGGGGAGCATGTTATCCAATTCAGTCAAACTAAACTTATGAATATACATGAGATTAAAATTTGACTGATAATAATTAGCAAGGCTCTCATGGAACATGCTCACCCGAAAAAATTTACCAGACCCTCAATTGTGTATTCAGATTCAACTCCAGTGTTAGGATTAGTAACTTTAAATGTATGCGCTAACTTGGGCATGGTAGCAAAAAAATCTTTAACTTTCTCGAATTGTTTGGAAGTTAATCCACCCATCCAATCTTCAATTTCTTTTCTTGATGTTGTTTTAGCCTCGAACACTTCTTCTCCAGAAAAGATCTGATGAACAGAATCAATAATAATATCAAATACTTCTTCTGCGTTCAATGACTTCATCATGATTTGTGTTTGAATAAACTGATCAACACCAGGATACTTCATCACAATACCTGTAGTATCATCTAATAATATTTTAGCATCATGATCTGGATTTTTTTGAACTTCTACTTTACTTAAATCTAAAGTATATTCTACCTCTGTTTCATTGTCATCATTACAGATGATTTTCATTTTAACTTCTTCACCAACAGATTTGCCACGTATGTTGAGAAAGATGTATTCGATATCAAATGATGCTAGGTCTTCAATCTTCACACCCTTCGTAAGAACACAAGCTTTCACAATATCTTTTACTGCTTGTGTGATTTGTTTTTCATCTTCAGATTCCATAGCCATAAGAAGAATCTTTTCTTCACTAACTAGAAATGGTCTATACTTAATTGTCTTTCCTGATGATGGCAATTCCAACTCATATGTTGGCACTGGTGGTTTTGGTAAAGTCATGATTACTCCAAAGAAGATAATATGTTCGTAAAAATATTTAGGTTATAGTGTTGAGACGGTTGAAAGTTGCATTCCAATTAGTGTAGTAGAAGTTAGCAGTCACCTTAACTATTTGACTAGATCCATACGAGAGAGGAATAGCATCAACTGAATAAACCCATGCATCTTTAAGTTCATATTTAACAGGGGTCAAACCAACTTCAGATTTAGAATCCTTTTCGTTTTTTTCGATAGTTAATGTAGTGCATTTATATTTTTCTGGGTAATTAATTTGATATGAATTACCAACTTTCTTGTAAATTTTAGCGTGCCAATCTGTTAAGAAATTCAGTGCTTGCATCTCTGCGTCACACATAAAAGATAATTGAAGGTCATTATATATTGGATTGGTTGGATAGTAAATTGGATTTGCTCCAGGATGTCTAACCACACTACCTGTCGAGGATTGAACTCCTGGTAAGGATACTTCATCACACATGATATTAACTCGTTCTCCAACTAGAGAAGGTTGCGTTCCAGCTTTTCTGTCAATGCCGCCAAAATCTCCTATCAGTTCGTTGATAACACCTCCAGAAAAATAAACAGAATAGAGATTGCTTTTTGCCATCCCTCTTCCATTTGAGATTGCTGTTAAATAGGTTTGAACGCCCATTTAATAAATACCTTGAGAAGTTATATTTATATTTATGGCATACTCGGGATTTTATCGCCCCATAAATCCCACGAAGTATAGGGGTAACCCTATGAATATAATCTATCGTTCGTTATGGGAAAGAAAGTTTATGATATTCTGTGACAGAAACAGCAGTGTCATTGAGTGGGGCAGTGAGGAAGTTGTGATACCTTATCGTTCACCTATTGATGGAAGGGTTCATCGTTATTATGTAGACTTCTATATCAAAGTTCGTACAAAATCAAATGAAATTAAAAAATATCTTGTTGAAATTAAACCAAAGAAACAGACAACTCCTCCACCTCCAGCAAAGAAACAAACTAAAGTATACAAAGACAAGGTTCTAACGTTTCTAAAAAACCAAGCGAAATGGGAAGCCGCAAGTGACTGGTGTGAGGATAGACAAATGCAATTCCTTATTCTCACCGAAGATCACTTGGGGGTGTAGCAGATGGCACAAGGATTTAAAAAAGAAACATCTAAAACTAGAAAAGGATATAATACTTTATTTGAAAGAGTTAAAGAAAAAGCAGGGAGCGAAGAACAATCTTGGCAGTGGTATAGAAAGACTGTTCGCACCATGGCTTTAGAATACAAACAACAACCAGATAAAACAATACGTGATGAACGTAGAGATAGAGCAGACACAGAAGAAAATAAAGACCAAAACCAACTCAGAAGATACGCAAGAGTAGGTAGACTATTTCTTTTTGAATATAAAGCTAAGATGAAGTATCTACCATACTATGATACATTTCCATTAGTATATGTCATCAAAGCAAACTCAGATCATTTCTTTGGTGCTAATTTACACTACATGGATCCGAGAAAAAGAGTGCTTGCTATAGAAAAATTAAAAAATGATCGTATTGATTTACCTCGTGCATGTTTCCATAAATATATTTTAGACCATGTAGATGGATTCCTTTTAGATCTTGCGATTGATGAATGGGATACTGCTATTGCTTTGCCGATAGAACATTTTGTTAGAGAAAGAGGAAACGTTTTAGTTCCATACAAGTCATCTGATGTATGGAAAGAAACCAACGAAAAATATAATGATAGAATCAAAGCAAAAAGAATCATCAAAGGTTATGGTAGACCAGAAGACATCGAGGTAGTAAGTCAATGACATTAAAATATCCAGCAGATATTGATGGTAGTAGTGACTGGATCCAATTTTCATTTGGTGATTATAAGCCACCAGTTTCAGGTGGAAGTAGTGCATATAGTCAGACGCAAGGATACACTGCTAGTGGTAGCACAATTGCAATGAATATGCCTAGTGATGTGGGAACTTCCTTTTCTGGTAATTGGCAAGGAAAAGATACAACTTCTCTAGCGCAATTTGCCTTGGGTGCTGTAGCAGAACCAATATCTCAAGCAGTAACAAAAGGAAATTTGCAAGGCGCTATTGATTCTGTCTTTAAAAATCCTGGAGAAAAATTCACAAACTTTGCAAAAGCAGCTGGAGATGATGCAGTAAAATATCTCGCAACTAGTTTTTCCAATCTTCCTGGACTGGGAGCGAATTTAAATTATAATGATGTTTTAGCATTAACATCAGGAACTATATTAAATCCAAATACAGAACTTCTTTATAGTGGATTTGGATTGAGGTCTCATGGATATAGTTTTAAAATGATTCCTCAGTCATCTGGCGAAGCGCAAGCGATATTAGATATCGTAAAGACTTTTAGAGAAGCATGTGTTCCATCAACAGCAAATAGTATATTCGGAACAGAAGGTAAAAATTTTATAAACCTACCTAAATTATGTGAAGTGAAATTCTTTAAAGCTGGCGGTGGTGAAAACGAATACTTACCCAAGTATAAAGTTTCGGGTATAACTTCAGTAAATATAAGTTACGTTACGGAAGGAAGTTATATGTCATTTGAAGATGGTAAACCAATAGGAATTCAACTAACAGTTGGATTTAAAGAAACCAAACTTGTATTCAGAGATGATTTAGAATCAGGTAGAGCACGATAATGTCATACTTCAAACGTTTACCAAACATAGAATACGACAAGAAACCATTGACCTTTCCATTCTCGGAAAGAGAATATGTTCTTGCTAAAAATTTCTTCAGAAGATACAAAGTGTTGTGCTTAAATCTGGATTAAGAGTAGAACAATCTTTCTATAATAGTGTATACAAATACTATAATAATGGAAGTGTAGTATCAGTAAATGGAAATACCATATCAAAACCTATCACTAATTATGAATATGAATTAAAATTGAATGATGAGAAAAGAAAAATTTATATCCTAAGACCAGAATATGTTCAAGAATTTATTGATCAATTTGATTTAGGGATGGAGTATTCTAAGTCTAGTTCTTACATAAATCGAACAACCAAGAAAGCTGGTATATAAAAAAAGGGGGCATAATGCCCCCTTTACTATTATCAGTCTTCCTCAGCAAGACGAGCAAAGTAACTCAAAGCATCGTCTTCATCTTCATCTACGCCAGCAGCAACTGCAACTTTAGGGAGTGCAGGTTCGCGGCGAGCGACGGGAGCGGGAGCAGAGAACTCTTCATCCTCTTCCTCATCCATCACACGAGTTGCTTGAGCAGCACGAGCTTGGGAAGGAGTTTGAGTGATACCCAACACCAGATTCAGACGCTCTTCCAGTTCTTCATAGGTCTTGAAGTTAGACGGCGCGACAAACTCTTGGAGAGAGTATGCTTGACGCCAGATTTTTTCAAGCGCAGTATCATCCGCTGAGAGTGCAGACGGGGCGGCGAACTCAGACTTATCATAGTTCCAATAACCAGCGACGTTAGTGATCTTCAGTTTGAAGTTAGCACCTTCCCACAGATCGAAAGGATTCACAGGAGACTCATCTTCAAATTCAGGTTGCATAGCAGCACAGATCTTGTCATAGATCTTCTTGCCATACTTATACAGGAACACCTTACCCTCATTCTCGGGATTGGCTTTATCACTCACCACATAGATGTTAGAGTAGTAAGTCAGTTTGCGCTTCTGCTTGCGAGCAGTTTCTTTATCAGCATCACGACCACTATTCCACAGGCGGCGATTCACCTCACCCACAGGATCTTTCTGACCCAGAGTGGTGAGAGAGTTCTCGATATACCAACCACCATCACCTTGGAAGGCATGGGAATAGAGTTTCACAAAAGGGATTTCCTCACCATCAGGTGCAGGGAGGAAACGAATAACAGCGAACCCGTTACCAGCGGCGTCAACGCTAGGTTTCCAGAAGCGATCATCGCCACTAGAAGAAGAGTTTGCTTTCTCAAGTTCCTTAGTCAGAGAAGCAAAGGAGTTTTGAGATTTGCGCTTAAGGTCAGCGAAAGACATAGGATTACCTCGGATTGTTTTAGATTTGGTCTGTGTGACGCCCGATCACTTAGTCATCATACCACGGGCAGAGGTCGGCGTCAACCCTCTGCCTCGATCTCCTGCTCAAACTCGTCGAGCTTGTCGAGCATGTTACGCATGAGGGTCTGAACGTCTTGCGTTTCCCACCACCCATACAGCATCTTAGCACCCTGTTCGATTTGCTCACACATTTCTACTGCGCGAGGGTCATCAGATAGTTTCAGACGCATATAAAAGATCTGTTGTTTTTCAACAAGAGAACGAACAACTCGAATATATTCAAGTTGATCTTCTTTGTCGCCTTTCATAGGAGAAGCAAGAGTCAGTTCCATTGCCTTCATTTGAAGGCGTTCCATTTCTCTTGCTTCTTCTCTAACAATATCAGAATCAAAGAAGTCTGTCATACTAACATTAGTTTTGCACGGGATGTTTTCTTGATGAAGTTCAGTTGTTGAGCTTCATGTCTTAGTTTTTCTTTTAGTGGTTTTGAAATCAACTTGGGCACAGTCTCCAACTCAATATCGTTG